ACTTGGTCGTATACGCTTGTTGTACCAGCAGGTACTAATAGACCATTCACACGACCTGAACCTGCACCTGTAGGTAGTCCTCCACGCATAGTTGGGTCGTTCAAGTATTTCCAATCAGACTTGTAGAAGTCATATCCTCTACGGAATCCTGTGAATCCTAGATTCAATGCCATGTTCTCATCGTTGTCGAACAAACCGTATGATGTACCACCACCACCGTAAGAGTTCTGCTCTGCTAACATATCGTCAATGTCGAACCCGAAGTCTCTGTCAACGAAGATTACATTCTCCTCAATAGCACCTTGCTTGTCAAGGCGAGAGATGATTGTATCAAATTCTAAGAGAGTTGTAGGATTACCACCTGACCAAACATTACCTCTTTGTGATACTGTATAGAAGATACCCTCAGAACCTTTAAGACCTTCTGCTAATGCACCTGATGTTGCTTCGGCAGGAACTGCCTCAATCATTGAAGTCTCTAAGTAATCCTCAAAACGAAGACGAGTCTCATGCTCAGACTTCAAGTACCATAGGTAGCCTGTTGCTCCGTTCTCAGTGGTTACTTCTACCCAACCGATTTGAGCCATATCAGAACCGTTTACAGCGTACTTGTCTTTCAAGATAATTGGAGAGTTCTCGAAGATTTCATCGTCAGCTTCAAGACTTCCTTGCATACCTGCTGTTCCTTTTTGGAACTCAGAACCATAGATAAAGATTGTATGCACATCAACAACAGCATTAGTGAAACCTGCTGCTTCATAGAAAGAAACATCAATAGTACCTGCTCCTGTATTAACTCCTGTAATGATTGCCTTGTTAGACCCTGCACCATCGTTACGAACAACCATGATTGTTTGTCCTACTCTCAATGCAATAGCATTGTTAGTACCAAACGCAGGAACACCCACATCATTAATTGTGAATGTAGCTATTGGTGAATTTGTTAAAAGTGTTGATGTACAATTAGTGTACTTAATGTGAAGACGACCTTGCTCTGCCCACTTTACTAAGTCAGAGTTTGAAGGAATCTCTGCTCCTACCATACGAAGGAATGAAGAGATTGTACGATTACCATATCTTTCAAATTCTTTCTCATAAGTATCAGGTAGATACTGATTCAAGAAGTCGAAGTTGGTAATGTAGTTAGTGTCCGTAGGCACTTGCTGTGCCGATGGTTGCAACGCATATGTTGGCGTTGCCTGTACTTGACCTGCCATAATTATTTACTTTTTTACTTTCGTTTACTTTTAATTTTTAAACCTCTTCCCGAATTGTCGCTTACGGAACGATATTGCGTTCCACCCTTCTTAGTGACTTCGGGTGCTTTCCTCTCATCCATTTGGATGTTTTTAATCTTGCGAGTAACATCCTCTGTTGCACTCGCTGCACCTTGCTCATAAAAGAACTTAGCAAACTTTTCAGGATTCATAGCTACAGCTAATGCTTTATGATAGCCTGCTGCATCATTCATCATCCCATTGTCATCCAAATACTTTGCAATAAAGTTTTGTGGCGACAGTTGAGACTTCTTAATTTCATCAGCAGTAGAAGGTTTATAGCTGATCGTGGTGTCTCCCAAATTGAAATCAAAACCTTTGAAATCGTTAAACACCTCGTTGGTTTTCTTCTCAAACCATTCACGCTTTCTTTTAACCTCCTCCTCATAAGTCTTAGACTGCTCTATGTATTGTCGATAGGCTTCAATTTCTTGCTGCTCGCTTTCAGACTTTTGAACCGTACTTGACTCAAGGGGTTCTTTATACATCTGCTTTTGCTCGTTGAAGAAACTTTTAGCCTGCTTAACAACTCTTTTCTTTGCCAACTTCTTTCTCTTGATGTCCTTATCGTCATCCAAATCATCATCGTATGAAAACTCAGACATCAACAACTCTACATCCTCCATATCAAAGGCATCGCCATTTGCTATGTAGAACTCTTTTAGAAGTTGGTTATCATCCATGCTGTCAAAATCCCTGTTGAGTTTGATGTAGTCATCCATACTCCTTCCTGTCTTTTGCTTGTACTCATAGTACGCAGCAACATCTTCGGGAAGTTCTTGGTTTACTACCTTCTCCTCGAACAACTCATCAATAGAAGATAGTTCTCTGTTGTAACGATTCTTGATATACTCAAGCACATCATCATCGCCAAACTCTTTAGGACTTTCTTCTTCAACAACTTGCTCCTCTACAGGACTTTCTTGTTCTACAGACTCCGTTGAGTCTATATCTTCGTTTAATTCTTGTTCGTGCTTTTCGATAAGTTCTTGTTCAACCTCTTGAACAGACTTTTCATCTACACTTACTTCTCTAACTTTTAATTCCATTTGATTACAAATTTAGTAAATTATTTTTAATCGTCTTCTGTTGCTCCGATACACGCCATAACGAACAGCAACACACACATTACAATCATATCATATTATCTTGGAGAGAACTCTGCTAAATCAAAACCATCAAGGCTATCCTCGTTAGATTCAAACCTGATAGGTGGAAGATTATTCTTTCTCTGATTAATTAATTTCGACTGCTGTGTATTTTGTTGGCTTATCCTTTTGGCTTTCTCTTCGTCTTTTTTTACTTCTCTATCTTGGATAGATGACTGCTGCATATTATAAATCTGTTGATTGTATTGGAACTCCTCTGCCATCAACTGACTCTTCAATACAGCCTCCTGCTTTAACTTCTCAATCTCAAAAGCTATCTCTGCCTGCTTGACTTTAATCTTACCATTGGTTTCGGCTTCTGCTTTCTGCATAGCTACACCTGCTGCCATCTGCTGAGATTGCATATTTTGCTGTGCAGCTATTGCCTGCTGCTGCATAGCCATCTGCTGCTCCCTTTCCATCTTAGACTTACGCTTTAGCTTCAACAACTGATTGGCTACCTTTAAATTTTTAACCTCTCTAATATCAATGGCATCCTCTAAGTTAATATCATTTCTTGATAAAGCCATCTGAATGTTTTGCTCCAACATAGCCTTCTGCTCTTCATCAGGTGCAACCTCTATAAAGATTCCAAAGTCATAGATATACAAATCAGCGATGCTATCTAATATAGATACATTGTACTTGCCTATCTTATTTACAAAGTCATCTTTGAAGTCTGAATACTCCAAAATGTCTGCAATCCTGTATGTCAAAGCCTCAGATATTGTTCTAAATATATAGAGACTTCCATCAAGGATATGTCTTGTAGCTGTGTTAGAATTTAATGCTGCTAGCTTCTGTAATCCAACTAACGCATTAGCATCAGGAGTCGAAGCATCTCTAGCTTCGTTTAATCCTGTTACCGTTCTAATCATGTTTAGGTAGTGGTTGTAGTTGTATATCAACATCTGTGCCTTACCTGCTCCACTATTAGAGTTTAGCTGTTGTATTGGAACTCTTGCATTATTAAACTCCCCATCCTGCGTATATGACCTACCGATTACACTACCTGTTTGAAAGTATAACCTCAAGGCATCTTCGGGATTGTAGGCGTTGCCTGTTCCTAAATCCACCTCGTTCAATCCATCGGCATCAATATAAACACCATCAGGTACAACCCTTGATATTACCTGCTGCAACTTCAAGTGTGTAACCTGAATCAAATCAGCAAATGGTATCATCCTCCTAACCAATGACTCAATAGCACCCTTATACATTCTCGGTGCTACTGCTACATAGTTAGGTAGTGCGTGTTGAGATGACGACTTAGGGCGAACCATGTTTTTAGCCATCTCCCACTTAATAATAATGTCAGTACCCATTACCATAACGCCATCATACCATACATCAATGGTCTTCTCTATCTTCTCAAACCTTCCTTCTTCTAACATTTCTTGTGGTGGATTGAAGGTGTCATCCTTCTCAATGACTTTAGTTCCACCTGTTTCAAGAATCTTTTTCTTATATACAATCTTATTGGTTGTCTTGTAGTTGAAGTATAAAAGTGTTACCGTATCTCTACTAAACAACTCTGCATCATAGAACTGCTCCAAGTTATGATAGTCATACCAATCTTGACCTGACTGCTGTATTAACTCCATATCTTCCTTACGGATGTCAGGCTTGATTTTATATATTTCGGATAGATGTACATTTTTAACCTCGCCCCAATAAAAGCAATCCTTGAAGTGTGGGTCTTCAGTGTAGCTATACACTACATTTGCAGGGTCAACATATGAGATATTTACTCCTGCTCCTTGTTGAAACTCATGCCTTACTATACCTAATCCACAAACAGCTAAATCATAATCAACTCTTTTCCGTAAGTCTAAATAATGATTCTCTTCTAATACAGTATTGATAGCCTCCTCCTCTGCAATCTCAATAGCAGGCTTGTAGTTTAATTGCATATACAATCCAAGTTCCTCGTCTGTATTTGGTAGTTCCTCTTGCTCCATCATAAATGGATTAAGACCTGTGTTCTCTTGAATAGTATTAAGGACATCCTTTGCCAACATCTGTCCTTTAATCATATCCTGATACTTGCTTCTGTTTTCTTGAGACAAAGCATCTTGGGAGTAAGCCTTTACTTTGAAAAGCCTATCAGACATTCCATTCACTACAATGTCGACAAATTTAGGAATGACAGGCACAGGTGTCCAATCAAGATTTAGATATGAAAGGTCTCCATCTACAGCAATCTCATCCTTATATTTTTTAATGGATTGCTCGCCTCTTGCATACAATCGAAGTCTGTGATACTCCGACCAATTACTGTAGAACCTACAGTTGCCATAGTCTCTCTTGAACCATTCGTATTGAATTGCCTGACCCACCTTTAATCCAAACTCCTCAGAGTTCTTTTCAGCATTGGATGCTAATTGGTCAGGAAACCCCGTGTTATATATGTTGACATTCTTTATCATCTTATTATTTCACTTGTAGTTCCTATGTTATTGTACCTTGCAAAGTTAATGCTTATTTTTGACTTTGTTT